TGTATATACAGTGGTAGTCGCAGTAGTAATATCCACTAATGTTGTTTTAAATAAATTTAATGCACCTGACATAATTTTTCCTTGTTTTGCTGGTTAATCGCCTGATATAGCTAAAATGTATGGCGTCATTTGAGCAAATAAACTTTTATAAAAAGCGTCACCTGTAATAGTTGAAGTTGCTTGATTAACAATAAATCCGTCGCCTACTTTAAAGTTACCTTTTTGATCTGTACTTGTGTATGTTATAACTGCACCATTTGTTGCAACTACTTCTTTTTCTGGGTGAGGAATTCCGCCATATTGAGGCAATGCTGTAGCAGGATTTGTTCCCGCGCCCACGTACTCAAATGTATGTGCTGAAGCAATAATACTACTACGAGTATAGAATGATATTCCTGTTCCTGGAGCAACATTTCCTAGGTACGTTTGTTGTATAATAACCGTACTATTACCCACACCCGGAATATTAGGAAGAATATTATCAATTGTATAATATTCTGGATCTCCATCTATTACGACAACTGTATTGACGTGAGGTTGGCCGTTTGATAAGTTGTCAATAACAAATGACCCCTGAAATTGACTTACAATATTTCCAGATGTTTGTAGTGGCCCTTTACCGTCAGCCACCAATCCATAATTTCCTATAGAACAATCTGACCCGTTAAGGGTGCAAAATGCTCCAGACTCAACATGAATTCCTTTATCACATGCAATCGTATAAATGTTAACTAGCTGACTGTACGCAGAATTTAAAAGATGTATACCTTTGCCGTTTTGATTAATGATAGTGAAGAAACCAACAATCATTGCCTTGGTACCATTACATTTACTGCCGTCAATATAAACAGCAGTTCCTGTGTTTGTACTTGAAGTTATATTTTGAATATATGGACTAACAAAAGCAGTAGTTACTGTATTTGGATTGTAACTAAACGCCTTGCCAGTATAGGTTTTTACAGTTACACCCCATACATAAGTTCCGCCTGACATATAAAACATGTCACTAGATGCCACTTGTGGGCGTATGGATACATTTCGTAAATTGTCACCCATTAACGCTGTGTTGGGAGGAATTGTGATAGGCATATTTTCAACATATGTGCCAGGAGCAACATGAACTGATACATTGCCTCCCAATACTGTCGCACGACTCATCGCATTTTCAATAGTTAATAGGGGAGATGTTAAACCACCAGTATTAAGATCACTACCATTCTTTGCTACATAAATTATATTTGCGCTAGCAGAAGTAATATTTATATTGGCATTAATATTCTGTGCTGTTATATTACCAGAAACACTAAGATTTCCAGATAATGCCATTAAGTTGGCACTTGAATCAAATGTTAAATTAGAACTACCACCAAATACTCCGTTATTATTGAATTGGACAGCTGTATTTGGCCCAGCTGGTGGTGTATTAATATTAGCATAAGCCGTGATAGGAGAACCAGTAGATGTTACGCTATTACTAGTTTGCCATGCGTTAACAAGAGTATCAAATCTCAATCCAGCAAATGTATTAGCACTGGTTTGTCCCAATAATCCCATGTCGGTAAGAGAACCATTGTTATTCGCTGCCACAGTCAAGAAAGGACTAGTCGTAATCGAAGGAACGTTATAAGTTACATTGCCAGTAAAAACAGTTTGTGCATTAACTGTAAAGATACCATTGCCAGCTGGTGTTCCCACATTTAATGTATAGTCAGTATTGATATTTTTAACCGAAGCCATTAGTCTTAATCCTTTCTGTTATTTATGTCTGAATACAAATGCTCAATTACAAAAAATCCCCTATTTTACGGGGGATAAAACTTAAACATAGTTTAAGAAAAATGCTGCATCTACGTCGGATTCAGCTGTTATAATATTACGGATTACTTGGTACTTTGGCCATTGTAATATTACCAACGTTACCAGTAAATGTAGCAGCATCAGCACCAGATTTAGCCACAGAAACTGGCACACCTTCTACTGTAAATGTTAAGCCTCGTGTATTTCCAGCTGTAGTAACAATATTTGCTCCGCCAATAGCAGTTGATAAAGTAAACGTTGATGTACCATTGGTACTAGTAACAAAATATGTTGTTGGAGTAGCATAACCAGTGATAGTAGCGTTACCAGTTAATGTACCAGATACAACAACAGCTGCATTTGCTAAAATAGTAGTCGCAGTAGTACTAAAAGTTCCAGCATTGCCAGTAACCGTTGTAGTACCCAGTGTAATATTGCCTGCAGGATCAAAGAAATTTAAGAAATACTGCTTGGCATTGTTATCAACAATAACTCCTGCTAAAGTTGGAGCTGTGCTAAATCCTACACCATATTTGTTGTTGATTCTTGACATATATGCTACTGTAATATTGCCAGTACCATCAGGCACACTGACACCAACACTCATTTGATTAACTGTTAACGAACCGTTTGCCACGTTAGCTAGATATGCAACACCAGTTGCGCCAGAAGTTGCACCTGTAACTAAGAATTTACTAGCGCCTTTTTGGCGTGTAATAAATGCTGGTTCATTTTGTGTGCCATTAATATTGGCAGAAACAGCAATAACTGGAAACGTAGCTGACCCACCGGCCATCGTAGCATTACCATTATTCCAACCTGTTTGTGAATTTTGTACACTACCACCGACAATACCATAATAATTAGTAGCAGTTAATCCTGGTGGAGTAACTGGATCTGTTAATGTACTGATTTGTGGATAACCTGCGTTAACTGCACTACCTGGAATGGCAGCATAACCTTGTTTTTGAATTTTTAGAGCACGACCCATTGAATTTCCTTTGTTTTAATTGTAGGTTCTATTCTACTACGGGGGGATAAAACCCCATAAAACACCGAATTGTGTTACTATTATTTATTAAAATACATATTTTTTAAACAGCGCACTAAATCACAGTAAATATCACCATGACATCCGACGAATATCTAGCACATGGCAACAATTTCCGTTCATTAACTGAACCAGAAAAAGCTCTAGCCTGTTACGCACAAGCATTTATACAAAATCCCAAGATGGGATCTGCCTACAACAATTATGGCAATGTAATACGTGAAATGGGACACCCAGAACAGGCAATTGGCTTCTTACTCAATGCAATTGCCATTGATCCAAGTGATACTGTTGCTCAATTTAACCTTGCCGTAGCATATTTACTGTCAGGTGACCTTGAAAAAGGTTGGAAACAGTATGAAAAACGCTGGAATTTTGAACATTTAGACGGAAAATTGCCGCAATTTCAAAAACCACGCTGGGAAGGGCAGGATTTAACTGGAAAATCCATATTAATCACTGGTGAACAAGGGCATGGCGACAATATACAGTTTTGCCGCTTCGCCGAACAGCTAGTTCACGCTGGCGCAAAGGTTTTCATCAGCGTAGACAACAATTTACGACCATTATTTCAAGCTTCATTTCTAAACGCTGTTACAATATTATCTCCTGATGATTTACTCCCTGAATTTGACTATTGGACACCTATCATGAGTATACCTGGATTTTTAGGCATCACCTATGACAATTTGCCATACAAATTACAGTATCTTAATCCCAGTTCTGGCACAGTTCAAACATGGTCTAAGCGATTAGGTCTGAAAAACAGGCTACGAGTTGGATTTTGTTGGAGTGGTCGTAAGGACAGTTGGATTAATCAACATAAATCAGTACCATTTGAAAAAATGCTAGGATTGATTCAACGTAATCCCGAGTATGAATGGCTTAATCTTCAGGCAGAGTGTAGCGCAGAGGAAGAAGCCAAATTAACAGCAGCAGGAGTAAAATCATATCCTGCTAGTATTGGAAATTGGGACGATACCGCAGGATTAATGCATCATCTTGATGTTGTAATTGCTGTGGATACCTCAGTTGGACATTTAGCAGGCGCTATGGGCAGACCTTTTTGGTTACCACTCAATAAATTTGGACAAGATTGGCGTTGGTTACTTGGTAGAAACGATAGTCCATGGTATGGATCATGTAGAATATTCCGACAACCCTCAATAAGCAATTGGGACGATCCGCTCGAACAGATTCACAATAATTTAAAATTGTTTAAGATTTAAATTAATATAATTCTAATGCCACAATGAAGTCCGTGCAATCACGATACATTTCCGGCACTAAATTACCTTCTTGTTTAATCATAGCAGATAAATTAGCAAAACTCTTAGATAAATCAGCAGTAGCCAAGGCATTAAGAACTACTTCCACACAACTAAGATGTGTAGAATCAGCTAGATCAAATAAATCATCATAAGGAAGACCTATTTCATTTAATAAAGCATCAATTATAGCTGTCCACTTTTCATTAGTAATATTCGTGGGAGTTAATAAACAAATACGATCACAATCAAATACTTGATCAAAAGTTGCGTAATCTACACCTTTTGCGGTAGCTTCGACAAATTTAAAATCATTTCGTTGGTCTGCGCTTTCAATATTATCACAGTTCATTAGAACATGGCTATATCTACCCCATTTTCCAGTTTTAATCCATGTTAAAAAACTAACTATAACGCTAGATAAATGATGACTACTGCCAGTTAATATAATATAATATCCGCTAGCAAGTGTGTTAGCTATCTGATCTTTTTGTTCGTCTGTTATTTTACCTCGTTTTCCCCACTTAATTTTTGGGGGTATAGTTGCCAACCAGTGGTAGATACGATATATTAGGGTTCCGTAATTGTTGCTCATGAAGATATTTAGTAAATTTTGTGACGACAGTTATCACCGTCAGTGTGCCAACTTCGGCGTGTTAGAGTAAATTGTCAATGTAAGTTTTAATAGATACTAAATCTGTTTTGATACGAAGCAAATCAGAATCTTCAGTATCTGGAAAATAATCCAATTTATCTATAATATTAGTTAACAAATTAAGATAACTAGTCAAATTATTTTTATGAACTTGTATTAATGTAGGTGATTTACTACCAATAATTATAGGCCAAGATTCTTTTATAGTATTATATGTAGAATAGATACTAGCAAAATCAATATTAGATAAATTTGCCCACGATGAATTTTTATCAGTAATTTCAGTTATTTTCATTGTGTAAATTTTCAGCAGATTGCTTGATTAATTCAGCAATATCAATCATTTTTTTAATAGATAGATTAATATCTTTGACTAACTGTTCTTTCTCTTGATATTCAGTGAGTTTTTGAGGATTTTCCATATGATTATTTATTATGCCGACAGTTATCACCGTGCCAACAGGAGCGTAGTTTAAGGTTTGAGTTTACAACGGTCACCGTGGTATCTTGTATAAGGCCCTTTACTTGCTGTAATTCCACAATGCGGGCAAGATTTTATTTGTTGACTATAGTGTGTGCCCTCTTCTAGTTGTTTAGCAAGAGTCACTAGTCTTTTTTCAGTATGCCCTTGTGGTTTGGGTTTACCTAATAGTTTTTTAGATCTTTTTAATTTTTCTTTGTCAGACATTGGACCTTTTTTAATACCCGTCATAGCTGCTGCCATCTTTGCTTTTTGTTCGGGCGATCTTTTTTGGCCGCGAGTTTTGCTTGCTTGTAGCTCCCTTGATTCTTTTGATTGTGGTTTACGATTTAATGCGGCTTGTTTTACTTTTTCTAACACATCAGGTCTAACTTCCTTTTGTCCTTTATTCCAAGAATCTCGTCCTTTCATAGTAGCCGAATGTACTATTGAAAATTCTTTTTTAAGATTTTCATAAACTCTACTTGTAATTTTGGTTTCATATCTTTTTGTACAATGCCCATTACGTTTCATTCCATTTAACGCATAAATCATTTTTGATCTTGATTCACCAGTATAAATTTTAATTAATAACCAATGACAAATAAAATGCTCTCTAGCAGTAAGAGCAACTAAATTTTCTTTGTTATCTTCACCTCCTAAACTTCTAGGTAGTATGTGGTGTTTTTCCACATATCCGACAATGACACGATTTTTTGCGTTTTCTATTATTGAGTTATACCAAGTTTTATATTTGTTCATACTTTTATTTAGCAAAATTTGTCTTTTACTTAAAATATAATAACAAATACGCCAATGAAAGTCAACAAAAAAGCACCTTGCGGTGCTTTCCTGAAACTTCCCATCCCTGAGTTGTTTGTTTACTATTTTTAATACCGTTAGATCACGAGAAACTAAGGTTCTGGACCGCAATTTCTCCGACATAATCGGCAGCATTACCAAAACTGCTGGCAGTATTCGTCAATTCCACAAAACCGTATCTCGTCATAAATGACACGACTGGTTCAAACGTGCTTGGATCCAACACAACGCCAGAACTCATCAGCGGAATGTATGGGCAATAGAACGCAGCGGCATCAGCCTCTGACGAACCTTTGTATCCTACCAATACTGATTGTGTATCTGGAGCATAACTGTTTACGAATACACGTAATGAACCGTTTAGAGTGCCGACAAACTTAGTGTTTGTAGGTGCTTCAAAAGTTCCTTCTGTTGTACGAGCAAAAGCTGATGTTGTAGCTGATTGTAGTACTGTTAAAGCAGCACTTGAAACAACGGCCCAGTTACCAGCGCCACGACGAGTACGTTGGGCGATTAAGTTAGCAACACGGTTGATCAGAACAGCTAGAGCAGCGTGTTCATCACCAACGAATGTGGCAGTACCTGATACTGTAGCTTGGTTGTATGTGTACTCTGTTGCAGCCAATGAGCTTAACGATAAGAGAATCTCTTGATCGATTTCAGCTGTGATTTCTTGTGCCAAAGCAGCCATAATTTCTGCTTCAACGTCAATACCATGCATAGCTTGAGCGTCTTGTGCTGATTCAAATGTCCAACGTGCTTGTAACTTACGTGTCTTAGCTTCAACAGCTTGTTTCAAGATTTGGATACTGATTTGTTTACCGCCAGTACCTTCCATTGTAGCTGTATTGTTACCGGTATAAGCAGTAGCAGTAGTAGTACCTTGTGGAACTGTTGAGTAAGCTGTAGCAATGGTAAATGGGCTTAGGGCTTCTTGACCAGCTGTTACGCTTGTTGCGGCTAAACTATTGTCAGTCAATGACTGTGCATAACGAACACGCAGAGTATGGATCTGAGATACAGGTCCTGTCATTGGTTGTACACCTACCAATTCGTTAGCGATAACGGTTGGCATTACACGACGAATAACTGGCAGAATGACACGGTTTAATGTGGCAATGTTGCCGGCTGCGGTTGAACCCGTTGAAGCATTTTCTTTCAAATACTTACGGGTGTTTTCGAGGATTACAGACATTGAGCTACGCTTTGAACCGTTAAGGCCTTCTAGCAATGCATCTTTTGTCTCGCCCCAACGGCTTTCTAATAACGCTTGTGACATTTAAGTCTCCTTTTTTCTTTTACAGCCCTGCCAACCGCTTAAGATCAATGACGTTGCTTTCGCTTTCGTCTTCTTGCTCTTGGACACGGGCAGATTTATCGCCAGTTGCTTCAGTTAATGTTTCTGTAAAGACTTTTTTAGCTTTTACAGAACGATTTTCTAAAACGGCTGGTAGATACTTTTCAAAAGCACCTTTCAAACGTGAAGTTTGAACGCTTTCAAGTAAATTACGCATTACTTCTGCTTTTTCTTCGTTAAGAGGATTAAGCAATTCTTCCATTGTACGAGTACGTACATTAGATTCTTTTAGGATGCGTACTTCACGTTCTTTAGATTCGACTAAGACAGTTGCCTTCTTAGCGAATTTGATGGCTTCAGCAATTTTTTGATCTTTTTGAGCAATCATATCGTGCAGTTTGCGGACTTCGGCTTTCTCATTAAGATGAGTAGCCCCGAATTCTGTACTATATGCTTCAAAAATGCGACGGCCAAAATTGTTCTCGCGAGCAACTTGGATATCTTCTTTCAATTGGCTGAGTTCAGCTTTGAGATGCTTGGATACAGCTCGTGTCATTTTTTCAGCAGATTCTTTTACGAAACGGCTTTTTAGTGATTCTAATTGACCACGTGCATTTTGAACTAGGCGAACCTTAGTTTCAACTACATCACGTTTGTCTTCTTGGAATTCACGGATTTCACGGGCTAACGCATGAACGATAAAGCCTTCTAATTTCTGAAGACCCTCATTATGTGTTTTACGATCTTTGCGCAATTCGCCAATTTCTTCTGCTAATTTAGATACCATAAAGTTGTTAAACTTGTTAGTATCTTCTTTAATTTTGCGTTGGAATTTGACACGATCTTCAGCAAGTGCGGCTTTTTCGGCACGAACTTGTTGAACTTCTGCGATAAGACTTTCTGTTACCATGCGATCTAAGGCTTCCACCATCACTGATTTGTCATGCTCGTAGCGGTTGGCAAACTCTTCTCGGAGTTCTGCTCGTGCTTGTTCCTTGGCTTCAACAATCTTGGCTTCCCAAGCTTCGTTGATTTCAGCTCTCGCTTCCTCAGTAACAAACTCGCTATCTAGTAACGGTTTCAATGCGTCTAGCATATTATTTTCCTTCGATCTTCAGATCACGTATTAAACGAAGAACTTCGCCTGATACGTATTTCTGCGCTTTGTTGCTTTTAGCCGGATCTTTAAACATTTCCAATAACTTTTGTCCGCCGGCATGGTTTAACAAGCCTTCGTAAATTGCTGTTGGATATGCGTTTGGAGCACTTGGCTGAGCAACTACATCAACAGTGACGATTTCAAAGTCACTGACATGTCCGTTGGAGTCGTTGACATTTCCTGATCCACGACTACTAACCCCTAATTTCACACCTTGGTCTAACATTGTTTTCACAAGTAATCCCATTGGTGTTCCTAATATCTTTAATTTGCCATAACCACAATGTCCTTCCATCCACATTTTTTCAATCATATGCGAAACACGATCTAAATTAATCTTAAGATCATCAGGATGGTCAACTTCACCTAGAACTGAATGGCCTGTTTTAAGTTGTTCGTTGATTGTGTCTACTGCTTTGGCAATTTCATCTACTGGATATATACGCTCATTGGCATTTCGTATGCCACCCTCAATGCAAATACCCTTCATATAAAGGGTTTTGCCGCCATCATGGGCTTCTTCAGTTAAAAGTTCAACTTTTGCCTGAGTGAAGCTTAGATGTTCTTTGAGATATGTGTTACGAGCCATATCAGTCTATTAACCTTTTGGCAAAGGTGATTTTGTATTGCTTGAACCTTGCGCTAAATGCGGTTTTGGTGCTGGAGCTAATTTAGAATTTGCTCCGCCTTTTGCCGGAACGTTTTTAAATGTTCCTGCGCCTTTTAAATCGCCGCGACCTTTAACAGCATAGCTATTTGGTTCTTTGTACGCTGATGTACCGTCTGGATTTTGTTCAGCTGCTACATTGCGAACTGGACTACCTTGCATACCGGCTGCGCCTGAGTTAAATGCTGTTGTTGATCTTGGATTAGCACCGTTGTCGCCCATTTTTGCTGGAGCAACTTTCTCTAAGCTAACACCTTCCATCATGCCCATTTCATCAAATTCCGATGTGTCATCGTCAGCATAAGCATCACCGCCAACTTTGCCATCTTTTGGTTCCATGTCAAAATCACCACCATCGTGATCTTCGCCAGCTTCATCACCCATCAATTGCTCGAACTCAGCCATTAATTCATCAAGCTTGTCTTCTAGGTCAACTACACGATCTTCAAGATCTTCATCGCCGTCATCATCGTCGTCATCATCGCCGTCATCTTCGTCACCAAAATCAGCCGGCTCATCATCTTCTTCATTCATGCCGCTTTCGTCGGTTTCAACTTCGCGCATTAGATCTTGGCTGGCAGAACCAGAAGTGCCTTCTTCCATGGATTCTTCTTCCATGTCTTCGCCTTCTTCCATGGATTCTTCGTCCATGTCTTCGCCGATATCTTCTTCTTTGTCCTCTTCATTCATTAAATTTTCATAAATTTCGCGTGATTTCTCTACAACGATATTATGGAAAAGCTCGCGGGCTTTTTGTTCGTCATCGTTAATTACATATTCAATTAACTGTTCAAATTTAGTTGTCATATTATCTCCTAAGATTATGGCTCGTGCTAATACTTAGCATTAACTGATAATATTATCAATTTAGGGCAAAAAAATGACTATTTTTGTAATTTATATTACATTCGTGGACCAGCAGGCTCTACTGGAGGAGAATATTGCGCCTTAACATATTTCAATTTGCTTTTGTATTCTATTTTTCGAACATCATTCATCTGCCGTAATTTACAAATTTGTGCCAACGTCAGACGAGTCTTGCGTAATTGGCCCATTTGCGGTTGCGTGTTGTCATTTTCCAAATCTTGATAGGATTCAGGACTTTTTTCGTAAATTTCGTTTAGTATCATGATTTATTATTTATCTTTTATACTGAAGCTAAACACCTGCTGTCTTGCCGGCAGGACTGCCCAAGCTACCCGCGCCAGTTTGTGGACCCGCTGCAGCCCCAGCGCCAGCATCAACATCAGCCGTGCCAACACCAGTATTTGCTAAATCATCTCCCATGTCCATATCAGATTCCATTCCAGCAGGAGTAACTCCAACTGAACGTAAATCTTGTCCAGAAACATTAACAACTTCAGAAAGATCACGTTCTTCTTTCCATAATGTTTCATTTTCAAGAATTTCTTCTTCGGTTAATCCTAAATATCGTTTTAATAAAAATCGTTTTGACAAATAAGGCAGTGGTTCAATAGCGGCAAATGTACTTACGCGGGCAGTATCAAGCTCAGACTGGCGATAGCTAGCAAAATTCTGTGGTTGAGTCAATTTTATTGTAAAAATACTGCTATCAATACTAAAGCCTCTCCATTGTAAAAACATTTTAAATTCATCATCTAACTTTTGCATAATAAGTTTTTGCAACCGCTCGCAATATTTGTTAAAACGGAATTCTTGAATTAACGCTGTTCCAACTTTACCATCATTAGTGGTTGCTGAACTATCATCAGGTCCAGTTGGTAGATAACTACTAGGAACTCGTAAACCACGAGCCATTTTATTGTTGAAATACTTTAAATCGTCAATTTCACCAAGATTTTGCCCACCCGGCAATACTTCAACTGAACTACCACGTCCGTCAGATGTTTGTGGGAAGAAGTAGTCTTCATTCACAGATAATGGATTATAACTAGCATCCATCATATTATTTCCGCCACCTGTTACAGTGGGAATACGGCGTTGATGCATTTCATTCTTAACACGTTCCACAAATGCCATTGCCATGTGACTAGGCATATTGCCCACATCAATTTTAAATAAACGTCGTTCCGGAGCACGTTGTACACGATAAATTAATACAGAATCTTCTAAAAGTTCTTTTTGTTTGTAAACTTTATAAATGTTTTCTAAAATACTTTGCCCAAATGGCCAAAAATAATCTAAACCTTCATTTAAACTTAGATGAACTACATGTTTAGCATCAATACACGACTCATTCATAGCCTGTGTAAAACGACTATTGCCTGTTCCACCGCCACCGCCACCGCCACCGCCGCCGTTTGGCGCATTATAGTTACCACCTGATGTAACTGATCCGGTTGATCGGCTTACGTAATAATCAGAAGTGGTCTTAGCGGCCATACTCATGTTTTGGAAGTTAGGATTAATATCACGAATGATATATTGCTCGGGACGTTTGCCTTCTGATTCATTAACAATGATACGTGCAACTTTAATCATATCAATCCAGTACATTTCAAATGTTTCTGGATCACGAACAAATACTTGATCGCCGTACTTAATAGCATTTCTAAACAATTTAAAAATACGTTGATCTAATTTGTTTAACTTAGTCCATTGTTTTAATTGCTTTTTAATAATTTCAATTTCATGATCAGTTGGACTTTCACCAAAATCAATGTCAAAAGGAGTGCCGTTGTCACCGTTAGCTTGTGTACTAAACTCAGCAATAATATCTAAGCAAGCGTTTACTTCGCTGTCGCAATCCATGTTTTCATATTGATTGTAACGCTCTAATCTGTTTGGATGGCCTGAATAAACTTCGGGTAATCTACTTGCGTAATTACGAAATGCAAATTCATTTCGTGTTCCACTTTCAAAATCAGAGCCTGATCTGTTATACCCAGGTAGTCCAAAATTGTTTTTGCCAGATATTGGACTAAGTTGCCCCATCTGATTTGTGTCAGCGAGTTTAAAATATTTACGCCAAGAACCGTTGCGTCCGTTAGTACCGTTTGTAGTTGCCATAGTCTGTTATTTAGTTTATTAACTCTGTAGTTGTAATAACTGATTAGACATTTCCATATGTTTTGACATTCCATCAACTAATAAGGTTAATTTTTGCACTTTGGCGGATAAAAGTGAAACTAAAACAGCTGAATCATTGTTTTGTTCTGGCATATTCACCGGTATTGATTTACCATCAGGTAATGGAACAACAGCCTCAGTACCATGCAGCATTACTTCATATCCACTCATTTCACCGTATGTAATTCCACCTAACCGAGCAGATTGCATTTCTTTAGGAGATGTTGTTTCTGCCGTTGCTGGTTTTGTGGTTATTTCGGCAGATGCCACTTGAGTGGGAGCTTCTGCAGATGCAGTTTGTGTTGCTGACCCGCCTTTATTCATAAATGATAAATCAGCTACTTTGTCTGCGCCGTAATCTCCAGTTTGCATGTTTCTTGCATATGCGTCTTTCTTTCTTTGTTCTGTAACTTCATTTGAATTACCAATACTTCTTGCTACTTGAGTGTAAGGATCTGCCCCTGGATTTTTCTTCATTCCATCTAACATCATCAAAACAGCAATTTTTGCGGCAATTTTTGGATCATTTGCTAAATCTGGATTTCCAACCAAATCTATACCTAATTTTTCACCATATTTTTTGTAATTAGTTTTAAAAGTAATACCAATAAATCCGCGGCCGCGATACTTGTATCCATCTCCGGGTTGATCATTGCCATAACCCTTAAATGCAGGGTTTTTATCGCCATAAACATAATCAAAGAATTGTACTGGATCTGCTTTTAATTTAGTCAATTCATCATCTGGCATTTTACCAAAAATTGATCCTGCGCCAAAAGATTTTCTAATATTTGCGTTACTGGTATTTTCATATCCAATTTCTGATTGCATTTTAAACCCAGACTCTCCCTCCGCACTAGCAGCCATAGCAGCACGCACTTTAGGATCAGTCACGCCTAAATCAGTCATGGCTTGTTGAAATAATTGTTGATTTTGCCCAACTGTTGTTGGTCCTGTTCCTTCAGCTAATCCGCCTGCTTTTTCTGTTTCAGCAGTACCTCCAGCTACACTTCCTGCACCCTTAGAATTAAGTTGTGCAGCATTTGCGGCATTGCCAATTGATGGACCTGAAGATCCAACAGATGTTCCGCCGGCTGAACCCTCAGCTGAGCCACTAGAAGATCCCCCTGAAGATCCCCCTGAAGATCCACCTGTCGAACCGCCAGCTGACCCTCCAGCTGACCCTCCAGCAGATCCTTCAGTTAATGTACCTCCTGCTAACTTTGGAGTTGCCGAAGGTGGACTTCGGGTAGTTAAGGCAGCACCCTTAGCAATCAATGCTGTTATTTCTTTTACTTTATCCTTGGTATTTTCTTTAATTTTAATTGATAAAGATCCCATATTCAACAAATCACTAAAAGTTTTAAATGATTTTTCAACTGGCACTATACCTTGCTTAACTGATCCGTTTACTGTGCTGCTAATACTCTTTTGATCAATGTCTGTTTTTTCTTTATCTTGTTTAGCGTCATTTTCTGATAAAAACAACATGGTCTGTTGATTTTTAAATGCAGTTGCGCTGGCATTTGTATAATCTTTTTGTGATAGAGTAGCTGCATCAAGTAATGTTGTTAAATTTTTAATTGATTTATCTGTTTTATTTCCTGCTATAGAAGTTGTGCCTAATCCACTAGGTGTTTTGCTATTGGGACCATCTACATATCCTCCTAACGAAAATCCGCCTGTGCCATAAGGATTTTTTATCTCTTTGATAGGCAATCCACCCATTGTTCCATCAAATCCGGCTAAACCTTTGTGATTGCCAGATCCAAGATGATCTATTTCATTTTTTTCATTGTCAGCGGCAAGCCCTAGCCCTAGTGGCATATATGGGCGCATAGCAACATCAGCTAATTTTCTAAACAATGAATGGTCTTTGCTACCTTCGTTTTTTGGTTCAGTTCTATCTAATACTGAATCCTTATTAATTTTAATGCCTATTTTTTTAGCAACAGTTTGTATTGACATAGGAATATCTTTTGCTAACCCACGTTTAGATAATTCTTTTTTATCAATTGGTTTATTGTTATTAAATTCACCATTCTTAGGCCCTGACAAAAACATCTTTACATTTTTTTCAGCTGTAAATGCACTTGCTTGCGCCAACAAAGAGTAATTTTCAAATTCTTTGCTATTGCCTGTGCCGCCTACCAATCCACCCTCTGCAAAACCTTCCGTTCTCCTGTCTGTGCCTGAATTTCCAAACAATCCTCCAAACATTGTGCCGCCTTGCTGTCCTTTTTTGCCTAATGCAATAAAATTGGCAGCTTCAGAGGCAGCGGTTGACATTAATTTTACAGCAGTAGTTGCTGGCCCTAAACCTTCATTAATTACATGATCAAAACTTTTTGCTATATCACGATTAGACTGTTTAATTTTAGTCATATCAGAAGTTTTTGATTTGAAAAACAAATTATCATGTTTTCCACTTTGCTGATCTTCTTGATCTTTTTTAATTTTTGCTGTTTCTTTAGTGGAATCTTTAATTTTATAGGTAGATAACGCAACAACAGCTTGGAATTGAAGATAATTTTCACCAGATGCCCCAACTTTAGCTGCGTTAACATTAGCTTCAGCTGCAATTCTTGCATCACTTGCTGCTTGATTCATAAGTTTGCTGCTATCAGTTTCCCCCTCCTGCAACATTTTTGCAACATTAGGCAAAGTACGTGCTGCCTTAATGTAATTTGGATCATTAGTAGCGCCAGATAATAATAGTCCTATTGAATCTGAAATAGGAGAAAGTTCAGGAGATGCAAACATTTTTATCATCTCTTCATTACGTTTTAATTTTGCAGCAGCGCCTTTATCTCCGGCGTCCGCTTGTTGTCTTAATGCGCCCTGCATACTATTAAATTGTTCCATACGTAAAGCTTTTTCATAAGCTTTATTTTGCTCTGCTGCATTTATTCCAGTTAATTTAGTAAGACGATCTTGTTGCTCAATATATGCTTTAGTTCCATCTCGCATTTCAGTCGTTGATTTTATTTTAGCTGAGCCAGTTAATTGTTGAAACTTAGTATATTCAATGATGGCACCATTGACATCCTCAACAGACAATCCCATATTTCCAAATTCTTCTATTAACCTTGAACTATTAATAGATTTGGAAACATCTGTTATTTTATTCAATCCATCTGCTGCCGTTCCTCCCAATGATGCTAACGTTTTAGCATTAGTTTTCATTAAAGTGGTGAAATTACCTATTTCAGATACAGTATAGCCAGCTGCTTGTAGATTTTTAAAAGTAGAATCCATACCAACTACGAGTCCTGATCTACTCATATCTTGGTAATTTTTAAATAACGCATCTCCTTGTTTTAAAGACGCTGCAATTAATTTTCCAGTTACGTTTGCAGTTTTGCCTAATAAACTTCCGGCTGACGGAAATATTCTGAACATGGAATCAAACAATATTCCAGCTTTGTCCATTACATCACTGAAAACTTCAAGTCCTTCTGCCCCCTCGGACATTCTATTAGCTGTATTGTAAACAGATTCTGTTAAATTTTTAGAATTAAGTGCTAATGTATCAGAAAAATTCTTAATGCTAATAGTAGCATCACGCATTTCTTTGGCTAGTTCAGCTGATACCGGTATTCCTCTAGATACTGTATCGTTGAATCGTTGTATTATATCTGCTGTTTCTTGTGGTGTATAACGTTCCATATTATTAACCCTGTTGTGCTAGCATACGACTAGTGATATCGTTTTGTCTTGTCATAACACCTAACAATGAATCCAATTTTTCTAGTTCTTGACTTAATAGAGCTACTTGTTCTTCTGATCCATTACTTCCACCACCGCCATTAACTTGAACTGGGATTGTTCTTCCGTCTGGTAATGGAACAACAGATTCTGTACCCGATAGCGCAGATTCGTATCCATTTGATGGTGCGCTGACATCAGGATTTTCTGATATACCACCTTTTTCAAACGTCTGCATTGGGCTACTTGTTTTTCCTGATCTACGATTATTGATCTCTTGTGCTAAAAATGGAGAATCCTTTGGCAAACTTGCGGAAGTATAATCACTTCCCCAGCCAACTAAACCTGAGTGCGAAGTATCCAGATGAATATGTGCGCCACCAGGAGCAGAAAACTCTGCTCCTATTCCGGTAAATCCTAAATCGATTGCAGTAGTAAACAATTTATTTCTTTCTTGTTCATTTAATTGATTAGCTCCAAACCCTAAATCAATAGCATCCCCAGATCCATGATTAGCAGCGCCTTGTCTAAATCCACTAGTAACGGTTAACTTTTTACCTATAGCCGACTCTATTGAAGCTTTTTTACCCAACACAGAATCTTTAACTCCAGCTTCTTTGCCTACGCCTGCAGATGCCGGTGCACCCTCTGCGCCTGGTGTTTCTGGTGTAGAAGAACCAGATGTTGGTCCGGCTGGATGTGTAGGTTCTAATTTTGATTCCGGTTGTGAACTTTTTATAGGCGCTGATCCGCCGGCAGAAGCAGCGGGTGTTCCGCCCGCTGCTTCACTTGTGCCAGAACCAAAACTAAAAATATTTTTAACTTTATCAAATGTTGATAATAATAAATTCTTAGTGCTTTCTAAAATTGAAGAAGATGGATCATCTTTCCCTTCTTTTGATTTATCCTGCAATGACTCAATTAATTCAGATAATTGATTAGTTGCAGTAGATAGTCCTGAAAAACTTTTAACAACAATTGGCATTGAACCATCTAATCCTTTTGATAATGCCTCTGCACTATCTTTCTGCTCAGATAAAATATTAGAATATACTTTGGCAATACTAGACGATTCGTTGCTTGTAGCCTTAACCTGCGTAGTTGCCTGTGACATACCAAGTTGAAAATTAGTAAGACTGGCGGTTAATTTTTTCATCTGTTCAGCATTGGATTGATTAGATGATGCAGTAGAAACATTAGAAAAACTTTGTCTAGGTGATTGAATAGTAGGAGTACTGGCTAACAATTTTGTTGCTGTTGTATCTGGCGCAGTAACCATTCCACCATCTGCGTATTCAATTCCAGAACTGCCAGGCTTGTTCAATCCCAATGATTTAGTAGTGTCAGCATCAATTACGTATTCGCCCTTGTGTACTATACCAGCCGGCTCGTATTTACCACCAGCCCCTGTATATCCTCCATC